AAAAACTTGACAAATTGTTTGAAGTTAAGTAAAATGGTAGTAAAGAAGAAAAAAACTAAGAAGCTTCCTGCTTCGACCTTAGTTATTTCTATTGCTACCGTGCCTTCAAAAATGTTGAAGAAATTAACACGTAGGAAAAAGAATGCCAAAAAATAAAAAGAAAAGAACTAAAAAGTACAGAGCTACTTATAAAACTGATGGTCGTGTGGACATGAGTAAAGGTGGTAGAGTTGGTTATGCCGAAGGTGATGCAGTAGAAGAAAGAAATGCTCGTGCAGAAGCTATAAGACAAAATAGAGAAAAAGAAAGTATAAATATAAACATTCCCGGGCTTCCCGGCTATAATCCTGACCTTCCTACCAATGTACCTACAGGTCCTTTTGGTGGACCTCCGGGTGGTACTCCTTCACCGACTCCTGCACCTACACCAGCTCCTACGCCATCACCAGCTATGCAAGATGCTAAAACAACAGCAGAACAAATTGTAGCTGGAGAAGTTAAACCTCCTCAAGTTCCTGATGCTGTTAAAGTAGAAGCTGGTAAAGCTGGTGTTGCTAGGAAAATGGATGTTCCAACAGAATTAGAAGCTGTTGAAGCAGTAGCACCTGAAGCTCCTGAAGCTCAAGTTGTTACTGGTGTAGAACAAGCAGAAGCTCCTACTCCTTTAACTGCTGCACAAATGGAAGCAGCTCAAGTTACAGAAGCTCCTGAAGTTGCTGTAGCTGAAGGCGAAGTAAGACCTGAAGCATTAGCTGAAGCTGCAGAAGTAGAACGTGTAGCTCCTATTGAAGCTGCTAAGGTTGAGATACCTGAAGGTGCTTTGATTGAAGCAGTTGTAGGAACAGTCAGTCCTGAAGCAAAAGCTGAAGCTGCTCAAGTAGCAGGTACAACTTTAGCAAGAGTTACAAGAGCTAAGAAACAATTAGCTAACGCAGGATTAAGTTCTGCAGATATTGCTGAATTAGGTAACGACCCTGAAGCCTTAGAAGAAAGGTTAATGGACTTTAGTGAAGCTGAAAGAGGTATGATTGCTGGTCTACCTGAAGAAGCTTTAGTATCTAATCAGTTAGACAGTTTATTAAGTGGTATTGAAGAAGGTGAAGTACCTACATGGGCAGCTCCTGCTGTAGCTAGTGTAGAAGCTATGTTAGCACAACGTGGATTATCAGCCTCAACTGTAGGTAGAGATGCCTTGCTCAATGCTATTATACAATCTGCTGTTCCTTTAGCACAAGCTAATGCTCAAGCTATTCAAGCAAGTGTAGGACAACAAAAATCAATTGAAGCTCAAGCTGAATTAACTAATGCTCAGTTTAGACAACAGACAGCACTTCAAAATGCTAGTACTGTTTTTCAAATGGACATGGCTAATTTAAGTAATGAGCAACAAGTAGCTTTATCAAATAGTAAGTTTATGCAAAGTGTTGGCTTAACAGAAGCAAACAACCAGCAACAAGCAACTATTCAGAATGCTATCTTAATGTCTCAAGCTAATTTAGCTGAAGCAGATTTTTATCAAAAGACACAGATACAAAATGCTCAAGCGTTTATGCAGATGGACTTAACAAACCTTAACAATCAACAACAAGCTAACGTAATTAAAGCACAACAAGAACAACAAAGATTGTTAAGTAATCAAGCTGCAACAAATGCTGCTAGACAATTTAATGCTTCTAGTGAAAATCAGACACAACAGTTTATGGCTGGATTAGCTGCTGATATTGATAAGTTTAATGCTTCTCAAAATAACAGCATGTCACAGTTTAATACTCAACAGATTAATGCTAGACAAGCTTTAGAGTTTCAAGTTGATGCAGACTTTGAAAAAGCTAATGCTCAAATGGCTAATCAAATTAATCAGTTTAATGCTGATAGAGAATTCCAAGTCAATAAGTTTAACGTAGCTAATCAACAAGCTATTGAACAAGCTGATCTTGCATGGAGAAGACAGATTAACTTAGCTGATACTGCTGCTCAAAACGCAGTCAATCAACAAAATGCTCAGAATGCATTTAACATGTCTTCACAGGCTCAACAATTCTTATGGCAAGAGTTAAGAGATCAAGCTACATTTGATTTCCAAAGAACTGAAAACGAAGCACAGCGTAAAGTATCTATTGCTATAGCAGCTTTAGGTAACGAAGGTGGTTCATATCAAGGAAAAAACTGGTCTACTAATTTAGATTCAGCATTATCAGTATTAAATAGATTTACAGGCACAGGTTAAGAAATGAAATTTATAAAAAAAGCATTTAAAAAAATTAAGAAAGGTATTAAAAAAGTTGGTAAAGTTTTTAGTAAAGCTTTAGATAAACTTGGAATTAGTAAACTATTAAATAAAATGGGACCTTTAGGTTCTATGGCTTTAATGTTTGCTATGCCTTATCTAGGATCGTGGTGGGCAGGATTAGGAGCAGCCTCCCCTGCTACATCGTTTATAGGTCAAGCAGCTCAAACTTTACATAAGATGGCAAGCACCGTAGGTAATGTTGTTTTAAGTCCTGTTAAAGCTATGATGCAAGGATTAAATTCTTTTGGTCCTACCAAAGATTTAGTAACTAACGCAACTAACTTATTTAAAGATGCACATAATTTTGTAGCTGAGAAGTTAGGAGTTCAAAAAGCTTTTGGACCTAAGATGGTTACTGGTCCGGGTGGTATTCCAATGGGAGAAGATACAGCTAGTTTATTTGAAGATGTTAAATCTTTTGATGCTAAGTATCCTAACCTTGGAGACAGTCCGTTATTAAAAACAGAAGGAGCTTTAAATGACATTGTAGCTAGTGGATATAAAGGACCAGCTACAGATAACTTCTTACTCAATCAAAGAGATGCTTTAAGTAGTACTTCTGTTTTAGAAGGTAAATTTTATAACGACCCTAAAAACTTATTTGGTGTTGATAGCTCAGGAAACATTCCAATAGCTACTGACATGAAAGACTTAACAAGTTTAACTGATGCTGGTAAAACACCAAGCTTACTTGATACTACAAAACCTAAAGGTATCTTTGAACAAAAGCTTGGTAAGATTGCTGGTAAAGATATTGACTGGTCTGATGTAACTCTTGATGATGTTAGACAAGCTTATGAAGGTTCATGGACTTTAACACCTAATGATCTTATGAGTACTATTACTGACAAAGAAAATCCTTTAGGAAATATTTTTGGTAACTCAAGAATCGGTACAATCTATCAAGCTAATAATGTAGTTAGTGGAATGTTAAGAGACGATACAGTTGACTACAGACCCGGAACTAATTATTATGCATCAGGACTTGCAATTCAAGAGCTTGGAAAAATAAATGTTAATCCTATTGCCAGTTTTGGAACAGATACTGATTGGAACACAGATATTAGTAGAATGAAACAAACTAATTTATCATCAGGTAGTTATGGTTTCCATCCTCAAAATATTAATACATATGATTTAGCTAGTCAAAGTTATGATTTAAATAAATACTTAAATCCCGGTAGTGAATTTTTACAAGCATATGTTCCAGCTTATACTCAAGGAGCAGGTAATTAATTATGAAGAAACAACAATTTCAACAAGAAATGAATCCACAAGCTTTACAGGAAGTTAATTTCTTTGATGCTCCGATACCGGGACAATCTTTAACTAACAGCCCTGACAAGCCTCATGCATTTGAAAGACCTCCTGAGTTTACAAGCATTGATGATTTAATGCTTTACTTTGCAGATATTCTTTTAGAAGCTGATACATATACAGAAATGATGAAGCTTTTAGCTAGAGGTCAGACAGTAGATTCGTTGGCTCAGATGATTTTGTATACTAATTTTACAGAAGGAAAACTAACTCCTGATTTAATGCTGTTAGCTTATGAGCCTTTAGTATTATTTATTATGGCTATGGCTGAAAGAGTTAATATTGATTATGAATTTGATGATGATAATGTTGAATTAGAAGACCTTGATGCAGAAGAAACAGCTAAGGTTGGTAACGTTATGCAAGACATAACAAAAATGTATAAGCATTCTAAACAGGATGCTGACTTAGAAGGTATGCAAAAATCAGCAGCTTTAAAGCCTGAATTAAAAAAGGCAGTTGAAGAAGCTCCAGTAGAAGAAGTAAAAAGTTTATTAAGTAGGTAAAATATGTCTAAAGATATTAAAGAGATGAATTCAGTTGAGTATGCTGATTATATGGTACAGTCAACTCGTAATTGGAAAAATCAACAAGCTGCTGCATATCGAAAAGATATGAAAAAACAACAGCGTAGAGAAGATTGGAAAACTTTACTAGGTCTTGGTGCTCAAGAATTTGTTAATAATTCAGAGAATAGACTTAAACAAATGCATATTACTAACTTACCAAAGACTATTAATTATGCTGCTAACTTAGCACAAGGTAATGCAATTCAAGAAGAACGTTTAGGTTTATTAGATAAGTATGGTACACCTGAAAATATTTGGTCAGCTCAAGCAGCTTCTAAAGCTTTTACTTCTCCAGATATTGCTAAATATAAATTTACTGGTATTAAAGATATTGATACAGCTTTTGCTAGTGGTATGATAACTCCTGAAGAACGTATTACTTTAACTAATAGTTATAATAAAGAATTAAAAAGAGCAGAAAAACTTTGGAACTCTGGTAGTAGTTTTGATAAATATGATGATACTTATACAAATACTGCTGTAACTGGATTACAAACTATTAAAGATACCAAACCTACCTTTTCAGCTTTTGGGATTCTTAGAGGTAAAGATGATGAGTATTATGATTTGACTACAACTACTTACAATACAATCACAGAAGATAATACAGCTTTAAGTGCAGCACTAGCTACAAGAAAACAAATTATAGCTGGTGGAGCTAAAACAGAAACAGTTCCTGCTCAAACTGATGAAGCTTTAAGAACTATGTTATTAAACTCTAAAGTTCCATATGCAACAATTAAAGCTGCAATTACTCCGTTGATTAATGAAACTTCAATGCAGCTTAATAACCCTGAAAGAATTGAAGCTAGATTTGATATGTTAGTTAAAGAAGCTTATCAAAAAAATGAACGTATTAATCCAACTGAATTATGGATGGAAGCTCGTAGACCTTTTGCTACAGATGTTAACGTAGATCAAATGGGTGAGTTCCTTAATTATGCAGACATTCTTTCTAAGCAAACTTCAGATAGAGATTTACAAGAAGCAGAATTAAAAAGAAGATTCCCCGATATGGATATTGACTTTACTGCTTCAAGTCCTTTACCATATCTTATAAATGCTGTAAATAGTAAGCAAACAATTAATGACAGTATCTTATTACAAGCAATGTCTACAGCAGGAGGTAAAGCTATTGTTGATGCTAATCCTCAACTCTGGTCTGATTCTGTTAAATCTTTCTTAAACTTAGATGATGCTGTTAAATCTGATTATCAAAATAAAGCATTAAATACAGTTAAAACTATTAAGAGTAATTTAGATAATCCTACATATTTATCTAAAATAGAAAAAAAATCTGAAGATGCTGATATAAAATCTTTAGTTAATGTACTTGATAAATTTTTTATACAAACAGATACTGCAAATCCTGATTATAAATTTAAAGGAGTTGTATCTGCAATGCAAACTAACTTAGCATACACTATGTATGATCTAGAAAGAAATAAAGAGAAAGGCATAATAACTGAAGATCAATATCAAGCAGCTTTAAATATGAAATTCAACCAACTACTAGGAAATCTAGAAGTAGATAAGAATGACGAACTTGTATTTAAACCGTTTAGTGATACATCTTTCAAACAATTAAATATTTCTCAATCAGTTACAGATAATAAAACTAATAATGTTGACATGCTTAAACAAGAAAAAGCAGGTAGACAATACAACTTAGCATGGGAAACTTTAGGTAATAATCCTGAAAGCATAGAAGCTAAAGAAAATTTATTAATGAATGCTGCTATAATTATTGATGGGGTTGTTAAACGTAATCCAAATATTAATACAATTCAAAAACTTAGAGAAAGTAATTCTGCTTTAAATTCTATGTTAAACCAATTAGAAACTGTAACACCAACAAAAAGTGTATCAGAGATATTAGGTTATTTACCTGAAGAAGTTATACTTGAAGTAGAACCTGAAGCAGCTACAGTGCCTACTAAGAATATAACTCAAGGCTTTACTTTTGAAACAGATATAAATATTTCTGATAGACCTATTATTAATAAAATTATAGAAGTAGAAAGCTCAGGTGATCCTGATGCTGTAAGTAATCATGGTGCTAAAGGTTTAATGCAACTAAAAGACTCAACTGCAGATAAGCCCGGATTTGGTGTTAAACCAGCAGTAAGAAATGCCGATGGGTCAATATCTCCTGAAGAAAATGTAAGAGTAGGTACAGACTATTTTGATGCATTAACTAAAGAGTATAATGGAGACTTAGTAACTGCAGCTATGGCTTACAATGCAGGACCGGGTACGATTAATGAATGGATAGCAGGTGGAAGAGACTTTAGTAAACTAAGAAAGGAAACTCAAGACTATGTTAAAAAGATTTTTGGAGAAGACACTTATAACGAACTTAAAAATATAAGTCCCAAAACTCAAGCTCCTGCACCTGCTCCTACCCCTGCACCTTCTCCTGCTCCAAGTTTATTAGCAGCCGATGATGACATGGATAAAACAGGTTTTCAATTATTCGGTAAAGAAACTAAAGCTCGAGGCAGTAGAATTAAAAAAGCAAAAAGAGAAGACAGAGCTTTAAAATCTGATTTTAGAACTGCTATTGGGTCTCTTACTGCTGATATGATTGGACAACCTTTAAGTTTCTTTACTCAAACAGGTAGAGAAAAAGACACAGCTCAAAAGCTTAGTATAATCAGACAAGAAGTTAAAAATAAATTTAACATAGATATTGATAGACTTGCTAAACGACCAATAACAATTGATCGGTCTGTTGAAACAAACAGACAAATTATTCCTGAAGTTATAGCTTATATCGAACAACGTAAACAAGAAATTTTAGGAGACTAATACGTGTCTATAAATTTTGAAGACCTGTTTAGTTCTTCCTTAACTGATCAGCCTGCAGTCCCTACTCAATCTAATCAAGTAGATTGGGACGGGTATTTTGGTACAGAATTTAAACAACAAAAACAAGCTGATGTTGGTTTAGCTTATGGTGAATTAAGTAAACAACTAGGTGACGGTACTTACAAAAAATCATTAGTTGATTTAGAGAAAGATAAAGAATATCAACAAATAGCTGGTGATTTTTTAAGAGATATTGGTGAGTCAGGTGATGATATTTTTGAATACATGCGTGACGAAGACTTTAATTTGGTTGATGGTTTTCAACGTTGGGCAGATGCAACAAACTTATCTGAGATTAATAAACAACGATATGCTTATTTAAGAACAGCATTTGATAACGCTTCTTTAGGTAGCTTTGGACAAGGAATGGAGCTAGTTAAAGATGCTACAATTGATATTGTTACAGACCCTACAAATATTTTAGGTATTGTAGCTGGTTTATTTACAGGAGGCACAGCAACTGCTGCTTCCTTTGCAGCTCGTAAATCTGCTGCTGAAGGTTTTAAAGCAACCATGAAGAACTTTGCTAAATCTACAGTAGTTCCTACCCCAACAAATCTTAGAAATACTGGTACAACATTTGCTAAGTTGTTAAATCTTGACAACGATGCAGCTCGTATACTTGGAAACGCTTCAATGATTAGTGCATACGAAGGTTTAGCACACATTGGTCTTGGAGACGTAGCACGTCAAGGTACACAAATAGCTACCAATATTAAAGAAGCTTACAACCCGTTACAGACAGCAGCTATGCTTCCTATTGGTACATCTATAGGTACGCTAGCTCCGGGTGCTTTTACTACTGCTGGTATTGCTGCAGGTAAAATTGTAGGTCCTATAGCTGAAGCTGGTAGTAAAGCTATTGGGTTAGAAAAATATCAACAAAAATTATTAAGCGATTACAAAACTAAAATAGATAATTACGAAAACGAAGACTTTGTTCGTAAAGATGTTAGTGAAGCTAACTTTAATTTCTTTAGAAAACTAAATCGTCTTACTGGAGATACACTAGGCTTCTTAACTTTTGCTAGACAAACAGCCCCTTTACGTGGCTTAGCTGATCAATCTCCTTCTGCAAAATTATTACTACAAACTTTAAAACGAGATGAAGCTCAGAAGTATACAGACCTTCCTGAGTTAGTTAAAGGATTAGATTTCAGTACAGAGATTGAAGCTTATAGAGGTACAGTCCGTCAGAAATTTATGGAAATACTACAGCCTATTTTTGAAGTAGACGAAAGTATTTTTAGTAGAGAGTTTAGATTAAGCCCTGACATTAACGAACAATTAACTGCAGTCCTTCAAGGTAAAAAGGTATATGGTAAAGACAGCACACCAATCAGTAAAGTTGTTTTAGATGCAGGACAAAAGCTTAGAAACTTAGATACAGATATCTATAGAGATGCTATGGATGCTGGGTTAAACGTAAGGTTTATTAAGAATCACGTACCTAGATATTATTTAAGAGAAGGTCTTATTGAAAACAAAGATATCTTTATTAAAGAACTTATTGATAAAGGTGAAGTCACACCTATTGCTCAAGACTTTGTTGATGAGATAGCTCGTAGACCTGAGCTACAAAGAACTGTTACAATTACAATGCCGGAAGCTGATGGAACTGGCTCTAGACAAATGCCTTTCCATAAAGTTTATCCTATGTTAGCTGAAGAAATGCAAGAGATAAGGATAGTAGAAATACAAAGAAACTACCCACAACTTGCAAAAGATATTCAAGATCGTAAAGCTTTAGAGATTTATGAAAGCATGATTGATCAAGCTAACGTTGATATGACTTACGATGTTAAAAGTGGTGGAGGTAGAGGTAACTTTAACAGCAGGGCTTTTGATAAGATAAGTGATGAGTTTTTAATAGACAATGGTATTATTGAAGGCGATATGATGAGAGCTTTTCAAGGATACTTTAATAGATCATTACCTATTATTACTAGAACTAAAAGACTTGGGTATAACTTAGATGACTTTAGAGCTAGATATGCTGATAAAATTAAAGATGAGTTAGAGTATAAATTAGATTCTAAAGGTAATCTGTTAAAAGATGAGAAAGGTTTAAACATTAAAAGAGATACACCTTTAAAATTATCACAACAAGATAGAAAATATTTAGATGATCTATATATGTATACCACAGGTAAAGGTCTAAATGGTAGTGGTATTATTGCTGAACAAGTTGTACCACATATGCAGCTTATAAATGCAACAGCCTATCTACCTCTTGCAACTGTATCTAGTTTAACTGAGTTAGCTTTACCACTAGCAAGAGCCAATGTAAAACAATACGCTTCTGAGGTAGGTAAACCTGCTAGAGAATTGACAGATGCTATGGTTAATAAAACTAAGCTGATGTTTAATCAACAAGTAGATGAGCTTAGAGGACTTGGCTTAACTGGTGATGAGATTGATAGAGAGTTTAGACTGTTTGGATTTGCTGTAGAGCAATCAGGAAGAGAAAGAGTTTTATCCTTAAGTGGTGAGAGTATATCTGATGCTAAGTTCTTTGGAGTTGGTCCTAAGATTACAACATTACAAGATGGGTTTTATAAGTTTAACATGCTTAGAGACTGGACAGCCAGTGTAGAACGTACATCTTTTGTAATAGGTAAAAGAATTATAGCAGATGCTGCTGAAGAGTTATCTAAGGGTGGACTTAAAGCTTCTAAAGAATTAAGACTAAGAGAACAATTAGTAGAGCTTGGTATTAATCCTGAAGATGCTATTAAGTGGTATAGAAATGGTTCTAAGAAATATGGTAAAGCAACTAAAAGAACCCGTACTTATGAAAGAATGTCAGACGGTAGAGTCTATGACCCTTTCTATTATCAACTACTAGAAGGAGCTACATCTTTTACTAACGAAGTTATTCTAAACCCTAGTGCTGCTAGTGCTCTAAAGCCTAAGATGTACACACATCCTCAAGCAAAGTTATTGTTTCAGTTTTTAAGTTATCCTTCTGCTTTTTCTAATACTGTATTAAAAAAAGGTATTCAAAGAAGTACTAGAAGCATGGCTCGTGGTGATCTTACTAACCCTGCTAAGTTACTTTCTACGTTTGCAGTAATGGCTACAGCAGCTATGTACTTAAACAATCTTAGAAGTTCAGGCAAAGAATTTGAAAAGTCTACAGATGAAATCTTTTTAAATGCTTGGTCTAGAACTGGAGTAACTGGAGTCTTTGATACAGTTAACAGAGTTGCTAAAAATATTCAATACGGTGGTCGAGGAGTTCCTACTGTGCTTGCTAAAGCTATTGGAGGTCCAACTGTTAGTGATGTAATTGAAATGTTCCAGTTTAATAGAGGCTTAACAGAAACCTTCTCTAGAAAAATCCCAGTTATTAATCAGATTTTAAGAACCGGTATTATTCCTGAAGGTGAAGACGTACCTAAAATTTTACAACAAGCAGCTAGAGAATTTGATAAAGATACTTATCAAGTATTAGAAGATGCGTTTGTAGCTATAGGATTAGTTCCTGAAAAAGTAACAACAGAACCTACTACTGCTAGACCTGATATTGTAGAACCTGAAAGAATTAAAAGAGATAGAGGTGGTAGAGTTTATGCTAACATACCCGGGGTTAAGCCAGAACCAGAAGACACTAAAGTTCGTGGTATGCCTTATACCTTTAAAGAACTAGCAGGTTTTATTGTTGAAGACGATGAAGATAGATTAGGCTTTGCAGTTGGTGGTGTTGTTGGTTCAGTGGCTAGTAAAGGATTTTCTAAGTTTATGCAAAAGTTTTTTAGGAGTAACTTAAAAGGCTCTAAGCATACAGAGTTACATAGTATATTCGATGAGCAAACTAAGAACCTTGATAAAATATTTTCTATTAGGACAGACGAAAGTAAAGTTAAACTTAATAACGTAGATGAAGTAGCCAAGAATATTAAAGGCTCTAAAGTACAAAAGGATGTTTACTTAAACTATACAGGTGATGATGTTAAAGATATCATGACCTATCAGTATTTTGATATGAACACAGCAGGTGTACCTGTTTCAACCAAGCCTGTAGCAAAAGGATACAAGGCAAAAGTTGCAATTAAGAATCCTTTAGAAATTACTGGTAGTAATAAAGCTATTAATGTTAATACTCTTGCTAATGATAAAGCTTTAAAAATGTTATTCCTTGATAAAGTTAAATCAAGATCACATGAGTATGGAAAGTTTGATAGTGATTTAGAAGGATTGTTTAAAGACTTTGATAGAGTTAAACAAAAGTTTGCTGATGAAGAAGTTGTAGACATGACTGATAGAAAAATTGCAACTTCATTTTTCAACACACAACTATTTAATATCTTAGAGAGAGCAGGCTTTGATAGTATTAAACAAGGCGATACTTACTTAATACCTAACATTAAAAAACTTTTCATGACTGAACGAGTTTCTAAAGAAGGTGATCTCGATAAAGTTATGTTTGATCTTGATAAAAAGAATGAGGAAATTAATGAAAGAATTAATAAACTTGTTTCTGTTTGGTACACTAAACAAGATGCAACAACTCAAGAAGCTTATGATAATCTTGTTGAACAATCTATGAAAACTAAAGGCATGGCTATTGAAGAATATAGTGAAGTTACAGAAGCTCTTCAAAATAATCCTGTTATGAACAAGTTTTATAATGACGTTCCTGAAGCTGCAAGATTAAGAGAGCAATTAACAGATGTTTCAGACAACGAAATAAATCTAATGCTAGGAGACATCAAACCGGCTGAGGCTCAAGCAACTAAAGTTACTGACATTGGAATGAAAACACAAAGTGTAGATGAGCAGGAGTATGATAAAGTCATGGATGCTGTAATGCAAGTTGAAGCTGAAGCAGAAAGGTTATCTGATATTCTGGGTGGTCCAAAAACAGGTAAAAAATTACAAGATTCAATTAACAGAGCTTCTACAAATATTACTAAAAAATTAAAACAAACAGGAATGCCTGAACTTGAAATAGCTAGATTAATAAAAAATGCTATTAAAGAAAATCCCGACAACGAAATGTTTTGGGCTGCCGATGATAAACTATATAAAGCTATGGCAGATACGGTGTCTGATAAAGAACTAATGACTCCTGCTGAACAAGCTAACTGGAACTTTGATGAGCTTGGGAATCGAACAACTAAGAAAGAACCAACTTTAGAGGCTGTTTTAAATAGAGAAGAGTCCACTAAAGATTCTGAATTAGGAGAATTAATAACAGAATTTGATAGGCTGACTCAAATTCGAGAAACAATGGTAGTAAATAGACTTGCTAAATTATCTGACCAAGATAAAATAAAACGTCAAGAGTTATTAGATGAGTTTTTTGGTACAGAAGCAAAGCAAGGTGAAGACGGTTTATGGGCAATAGAAGAAAACCTAGGTCGTAAAATTCTTACTAAACTAGAAAACCAAGGGATTGAAATACAGATAAACAGTGCAAAAAATAGAATAATCCCAGAAGAAGCAAAAACTCCAGAATATAAAAAAGTAGAAAAAAGAATAAAAGAAATTAATAAAATACTGGAAGAAGACTTTGGTGAATATATTGAAACATATGGAGAAGGGATTCTTGGAAAACCTACAGGTGTCACAAAAACAGAGTATGACTTAATAACATAATAGATTAATATGAACATCGAACAATGTAAAGCTGAAATCAAACGACACGAAGGCGAAGTCCTAGAGATTTATATGGATAGTTTAGGCTATAAGACTCTAGGAGTTGGTCACCTATGTCAGCCCCATGACCCTGAATATGATTGGGAAGTTGGTACGCCTGTATCACAAGCAGTTGTAGATAGATACTACACCATAGACTTTGATAAGCATTATGCAGAAGCTATACATGTCTTTGGAGACAAGGAAGATTTTTATAAACTACCTGAAAAAATACAGCACGTGTTAGTCAACATGTGTTTTAACTTAGGTGGTTCAAGACTTTCAAAGTTTCGTAACATGTTGAAAGCTTGTAGAGAACATGACTGGGATAAGATGGCTGCAGAAATGCAGGACAGTCGTTGGTTTACTCAAGTAGGTAGACGCAGTATTGAGCTACAGCAAATTGTACTAGATCAATAATGTTATTATACACAGAGAAACAATTAGATGTAGCATACAGAATAGACTGTAAAGCTCGTACAAGATGTAACGAACCTTGGGTAAAGCGAGAAGACTTTAGACCTTTATATGAAGACTTACTTGAGTCTTATATGATTGCATATAGTGAAGATAATATACTAGGTGCTGATATACCTGAATATTTAATAGAGTCTGTAAACGATTTATTAGAATCAACTTTAACATTGGAGTAATTATGAAACTTAAAAATATATTAGGAAGCCTTGCCCCTACTTTAGGTGCTGCACTTGGTGGTCCTTTAGGTGGACAAGCAGGTCAAATACTAAGTCAAGTTTTAGGTGTCGCCAACAACCCTAAAACTCTTGAACAAGCTATGCAAAATATTACAGCCGACCAAATGGTAGAGCTAAAGATAGCTGAAAAAGATTTTGAAATCCGGATGGCTGAGCTTAATGTAGATGTATTTGCTTTAGAAACTGAAGACAGACAAGATGCTAGAGATAAATTTTCTAAAGACTGGACACCTAGAATCTTAGGTATGATAACTATTATGGGATTCTTTGGTTACATTGGTATGATAACTTTATATCCCATAGATGATGCACACGATGATGTTGTCATGTTAATCATTGGTAGTTTAACGGGTATAGCATCAGCAGTTATTAGCTTTTACTTTGGAAGCTCTAATAAAAAAGATAAACCTTAACTCATTAGTCTACCATTTAAATGAGCTTCAATCTCATTGTGAATTTTATCTAACTTAGCTGTAGCTTCTCGCATTACAACTTCTAAAGTAATATACTCTTCTTTACTTAAATAATCTTTCAAGGCTGTAATGTCTGATTTACTTCTTTCTGTAACTAGCTTACCTGTTCTGTCATAAAACAATTCATATGCTAAAAGCCTAGCTTCTGTACGTTTAGTTCTCATCACCAATCCTTGCAAAGGTTATCTTATCCTGTCTACCCCTTAGTCCTGCTTTCATATAAGAAGTAGCACGACCTTCAAAGAAGTTCTGATGTTCAACACCCATCACTTCATCTAACCACCCTAGAGGATTTTCACGTTGGTCATAGTTTGTTTTAAGACCAAGCTGTAACAATCTTCTATCAGCTATGTATCTATTGTAAGCATACATATCTTTCTTTGTAAGACCTTCGAGGTCTCCCATATCAAACACTAGGTCTAAGAACTTATCTTCTAGTGTTACCATCTGTCTACAAATCTCGTAGAGTTCTGCTTTAAAATCATCTGTCCATATCTCTATGTTTTCTTGGATAAACTCTCTGAACAACTTAGTCATAGCTTCAACGTGCATAGACTCATCACGTATAGAGTAAGTAACTATCTGTCCCATACCTTTCATCTTACCGAACCTTGGAAAGTTTAACAAGATTGCAAAGCTACTAAACAACTGTAGTCCTTCTGTAAAAGCTGAATAGACTGCTAAAGTTTTTGCAATACTCTTCTTATCTTTCTTAATGGTTTTGATGTTATGTACGTACTCGTGTTTGTCAGCCATTTCTTCGTACTCTGCAAAAGCTTTGTACTCTATCTCAGGCATACCAACTGTAT